TCAGAAACAGCACCCAAGCCCATTGCTTGTGCTACTGCTTCGGAAATTGTTTTTTTGTTTGTATTTTTCATAAAAAGGATCCTTTAATCGATGTAAAATATTTAGAATAATTTAAAATTATGGTGTTGACCCCATTGGCGGTGACGAGGAAGGGGATGGGGTTGGAGGTGATTTAGGTGTTTTTGGTTTTGCTTTTTTTGAATTATTTTGGTTTTCTAAATCCTCTAAAGATGGAACTGATTTTGATTTTGGTATCAAAATTGGAGCAAAAGGTTTGCCCATTCCACCGAGAACATTTTGCATATTTGCGTTTGCAATGTTTCCTAAATTGGTATTTACAAAATCATATCCAGAAAGCTGTTTCATCTGCCCCAAAATATTTCCAGCAAAAGCTTTTCCTATAGAACCAGCAAAATTTTTAGTTAATTTATCAGCAAAAGATTCTACTCCAGATACAACATGAGGCCCCAACAAATCACCGATACCACCCGCAGCATACATTCCAGCAGCAGCAGCTTTATCCATGTTACTCATATCACCAAACATAATACTGTCTTTTTTTTCTTTTGACAGTGCACCTGAACCCGAACCAATTGGGCCAAAACTTGTTTTTGGTGGTGTTGGTTTAGAAGTTGTCATTACAGAACTTGAAGAGGCTTCATTTATATAATGATTTTCTGGAAAAAGAATAGAATAACGATTCATTTTATAATTTGAATCTTTATTTTTTTCAATAGATTCATTGATGCTGTACATCAAATACTGAAATTCTTCTTTTCCGAGAAATGTCATTTGTTATAAATTTTTAAAATAATTTTCAAATATTTTTGTAATATTTTTATTTAAATTTCTAGAAGAAGAATTTTTAATAGTTTTGATTGAATGTTCATGCATTCTTTCAGACCAAATTCCATTATTAAAAATCCATTCTCTTCCTTCCATAATACCATTTACAAAAGCATTTGGTGCAGATGGATCGGCAACAATGTCTATTGCTGCCAACATGAAGTCTTCTTGAACTTCTTGAAATCCATTTTTAGATTTCAATGATCCCATTCCACGCGTAGATACACCAAGTTGGGCCCCTTCATCGATAAGATTTTTTACGATTTTGCCCATCGGAGTATCTAGAACTTTTGCTCTTCCTACAATATTATTTCCATCTTCATGGAGTTCTTTTACAATATGTGATACTCTATCTAAATTTACTGTGGGGCCAGTTGGATGGTTTAATTCTCCTAAAGCTCGGCCCTTTGCAACGTATTCGTTAATATATCTTTTACATTCTTTTACTAATGTATTTTGTGGATAAATTCTTCCGTTTCGATTTTTTACTCCGGCTTGCATAAAAACGCCATCAATATAATAATTTTTATCGCCGTTTCCGACGTTTTCTTTGATGTATTTTATGTCTTCAGTTAATTCAGTTATTAGTTTCATTTTCTTTTCTCATGAAAGCTTTCTTAGAAATTTCTTTATATTTGGTTTCTAATTTGCTGCCAATTTTTTCATATAAAACTTTTGAGGTTTTATCTTTAAATTCAATGGCATTTTCTTCTATGATATTTTTTAACATGTATCTGATGTCGTTTTTCATATTATTCCTTTTGCTTCTTGAGAAAATTTAATATGTTCTTTAAATTTTTCTGGTGTCTCAAAAATTTCTTTAGCCATTAATTTTCTGTTTTTTGAATTTAAAGATTCAAATAAACTTATTAAATTTTTTACCTCGGATTCTGTAATATTTATATTCATTCCATTTTTAAAGGTATATTTTCCTTCTTGAAAATTATTTATAAATTTAATAAAATTTTTTATATTATCTTCATTTTCTGTTAAAGATTCAGAATATAACAGTTTAGTTTGAACTTCTTTTTTGATTTGTTTTAAAGATTCATTCAATTTATATGCAATAGAATCTACAACATTTGTTTTAAAATATTCTTGATCTTCGTAGACTAAGCCTATTATTCCCTTTTTAAGCAAAATTTGTGTTATGTCTTTCATTGTTGCTCTTGTCCCATATTTTGCTGTGCTTGCTGCATCATTGCTGCCATTTGTTCTTGACGCATTCGTTCACGATCAACTTCCATCTCTTTATCCATATCTTTCATTTCTTCTTCTGTTTGTTTGAGAACATTTTTTCTGACATATGCTGAAGAAAAATATTTTCCAATATATGGATCAACATAAGAAAGCATTTTAATTCGTTCTGCTAAAATTTCTGCTTCTTTTAAATCCCAGAAATAATTGTCTGTATTAAAAATTACTTTAATCTGAGAACGAAGTTCATGCCAATCGTCATCAGTCATTATCCCCTTTAAAAGTAATTGAACTCTAAGGGTGTCTAAAAATAGTTTAGAAAATTGATGACGAAGTCTTTCTACAAATTTATAGAACTTAATTTCTTCTCTGCTAATCTCACTGCTTCTTCCCATGTTAAATCCTGTGGAATCGGAAGTCAGTCTGCTGATAGGTACGTTTAATGCATTTAACAATTTCTTTTTAAAGAATTCTACGTCATCTATCTGAGACATAGCTTGACCGCCCGGAAGAGTTGAGATTTCAGTTCCACGTGAACCTTCTCTTCTTGGTAGCCAATAGTCTTCTAAAATTGAAAGATGATTTCTCTCATCTCTAACTTCACCTGTTGCCTGATTATAGATTAATTTATTTCTAAATCGGCTCATCATATCTCTAATATATTGTTCTGCTTTTTGTTTTGGTAATTGACCAACGTCTACGTAAAACACTCTTCTTTCTGGTGCTCTAGCAACACGATAAACCAATAAAGCATCTTCTAATTGTCTTAACATGTTTAACGGTCTTATTGCTTTATGCAAATAACCCAAAACGCGTTTAGTATTTAAATCAAGAAGCCCGGATGGAACATATACTACACTATCTAAAGATAATTGCAATCCACCCGGACCAGTCATCATATAAGTTTCTTTATCCGTATTTGTATACTGATAATATTCTTCTATATCCTTAATTAAGGAAACTGACTGCCCATCAACCCGTTCCATTTCTTTTTTAATTTTTCTTACCTTTTTAATTTTTAAAGGATCGATAGGAATAAGTTCTTTAATACCCTCTGTAGGCAGATCTTTATCAATTACAATATTATAATAAACTTTAGAATCAATATACCATCTTCTAAAAATTTCATATGATTTGGAATTAAAATCCATTATATGTAAAATATTATCAAATTCTTTATATATTTTAACTTTAATATTTTCTGATAAAGGAACTTCTGCCAAATCAATTTTTACTGGTTTTCTATCTGTGCCAGAAACAATAGAAGCATTTACTATTTCATCTACAGCATTATCTACTTCCGGATAAACCGACATATTTCGGTATTGAATTACTGAAGAATTCTCATCACGCATATTTGATGCGTAATCAAGTGCAGTTCCAAAAAAACCTCCAGCTTCAACAGTTACAGTTCCATCAAATAATTCTGGAGCAGCAAAAGCCTGTAAAGCTTTTTTTTCTGTTGTTTCTTTTTTCTTTAATTCGGGGCCAAACTGAAAGCCAAAAACTTCAATTTCCATAATATAAATTTCCTTATGTTATTTTTGTAATCACCACACCATTAGAATCTAGCAATTCAATGTAATCATAAACAACAATTACATTGAAAGTATTTAACAGATTATTTGAAGTCATGTTTAAAGCAATTGGATCAATTGATGTTGGCCAACAACCATGCATAACATATTGTTTTAATGGATTACCAGAATCATTTAAATTTAAATGTTTTATTTTCCAATTATCTGCTTTATAAGAATTAGTAGAATTTAAAATATAAGATTCATTGGTGTTATGTTTATTAATTAAATTTTGCCATGTGTGAAATGATTGCCAAAGATCTTTTCCTGTTCCGGTATCGTCCAAAACACTAAAAGACCATGTTGAATATTGTTTTTCTCCGGGATAATAAAATTTTCTACCAAAATGAGAATATTCTAATGTAGTAGATGAAAGCTGTGGAACTTGAGTAGATCTTACGTGAAATTTTGTAAAACTACCGCCCCCCGGTATAATTCCCGTAATTTCAAAACGATTTGCTCTGCTTCCACCTTGAAAATTGCTTTTGAATTGATTAAGCATTATATTCCTGCTCCGTTTCTTAATCCAGAAACAATTTCCATATGATCAAAAGTTAAAGAAACATTAAAAGCTACGAAATTGGTTTCACCCATATTTAAAGAGATATCACCAATTACATTGGGCCAACACTTATATAAATTTATTGTTCTTAATATATTTCCATTAAGACCTAATTGTTTTACTGTCCAAGTTGTTTGTAAATTTGAATAACTATAATCATTATTGGCAACTTTGTGATTATAGTGACCATCCAATGCTTCTTTCCATTGATTTAAAGCGCGCCATATATTGGCAGAATCTCCATCATCATAGATACCGACAATCCACGGCTCATAACTTCTATCCCCAGCATAACTTATAGTTCTTCCACGATATGGAATACCTATTGTGTTTATTTTTGCTCTTGGCAAAGAAGCAGATACTATTTTAAATTTAAAAGATTGTCCCGGTTTATTCGATACTACTTGTGGCCAATTTGCAGAAACTTCAAACCTATTTGGTCTTGTTCCACCATTAAAAGAATTTTTAAAATTTATTAGTGAATTTGTCATTATTGTGTTAGATTGATGTCTATAGTAAATGACTCTACACCAAGAAGAGGTTTTATAATTACTTTAATATTTAAGACAGAAGAATTGTCTGTATTATTTGAAGAATCACATATAATTTGAGTAGCACTTGGTTGTAAATACAAGTTATATGATTCTAAAGCTGTTTGAATTTCTGAAGTAACTGCTTCTCTAGTTGTGGCGTTATTAATATCGAAAGAATATTTTAAACCAATGTCTGTGATTTTTTTCGTCAATTCTAATTTCATTCTTGCGGGACCAATTCTGTCACCAACTGTTACAGTTGTACCAGATGTAGCACCAACTAAATCAGAACCTAAGAATCTTGGACTGTAAGTTACAAAAAAGTTTACTCTGGCATTTCTGAGAGTTGTTTTTGTTGAGCTAGCCCAATCAATCGAATCATTAATAGTTCCATTTATTGCAATCGCTCTATCTAAACCACCAATTGTGAGATATTGTTCATTTCTATCTTTTGCTCTGGCAGCAAATCCGGCAACATCTGTTGCAGTTGTGATAGTATATGAAAGAGATCCATTCTCATATAAAGAACTTATATTATAATTTGTTCCTTCTGTTGTTGTTGATTGGCTTTTTGTTCCATAGATATTAAAAATTCTTTTACCATAATCACCAAGCAAAGATGCTCCTGCAGCCAAAGAACTAAAATTTCTCATTGATTGCGAAGATCCCGTTAGACCATTAGTTGTTTCTGTTGGAAAAATTCCTATGCAATATGGCTGATCGTTTAGCCAAGAAGCAATAGAACTTTCTCCATCTTTTGCAATAATAACATCAAGATACTTTCCTGTTTGTGATTGGAAAGTATTAAATCCAGCAGTTTCTCCAGCAATAACTAAACTGCCACCGTAGGCCAAATAATTTATCGAATGTAAAAAGTCATATCCAATTTTTGTTGGTGTTATTTCGGAACCAATATTTGTAAAAATTGCGGCAGATGCTCCTGTATTCGAAGATAAAAGACAGTTTGTAATCCCAGAAAGTTTATTTAAATCGTTTACTAAATCTCCAGAATTTGTATAAACGATATATTTATCTGTGGTAAAACCCTTTGCCGGATTAAAATAAGCAGTATTGCTTCTTGAATATAAAAGAAGACCGAAAAGACCACCCGGATCTTTGTTTGGACCATTTGCGCCAGTAAAGGATGCGTTAGAATAAGTAGTACCACAAAGCATTCCTGCCAAAAATTCTGAACCTAAAGTTTGTTTTATATAGTGACTCGGATTTATGAAGGAACTTAATGATGCCATTGATATACCTTTTCTATCTAATATTTAGAAAATTATATAGGACTCCAAACTGCACCATCACTAATAAAATCACCATCTTCATCTAAATTTTTGCTATCAAGCATAAACAATGTGTTATCGTCTTCTGGTTTTTTGGCATCTTCATAATTAAATTTAGCACTTTCAATTAAATCGGCATAATATTCTTGCCGACACAACCAAGCAAAAAAAACTAAAGTCATAACTAAATCATCATTATGACCCTCTTCGGCTTTATATGTATTTGATCTGGAAACAAATGCCATCAATTCTTGTATTATTCGCTCATCATTTAAATAAATTTTATCTTCTTCGATGAGACGTTTTAAAATAGCACAACCCAATTTTTTAGTTTGTGCTGTAGTTCGTAAACCCATTTCACTTTTACTGCTAGCAAATCCTTGTGATAAAATTTGACCCTTTCTACCCATTATTCTTGTCATCAATAGATTTTCATATTCTAAGTCATTATAAAGAATAGACGAAACCTGAGCACCTATATCATTTGTTTCAACTAAAATATAAGCATTATTGTATTTTTCACCAATTTTTTTCAAAACAGTTGGAAAATTAAATGGGCTTATTGTGTTATTTTTGAAAGTAGCAACTACTTTATATGGACTTGACGTTCCATCAATGACAGTAAATGCAGAATAGTCTGAACCCTGCCCCCTAGACACATCGGCCATAACAAAATATATTTTGTTTATATTAGGTTCTTCAAAAATTTTAAGACCCTCTTTATCTTCGCTTAAACACTCCTCTGATGCAAGAACACTCAATTTACTTGATGATATTAAAGTATTCGAAGAACCTAAAAAATTGCAACCATATTCTTGTTCGAATTGATCCGCACTAGTGTTTGCAATTTGTTCTTGTGCCCACACATCATCTCTAAGTTTTGGAGTTCCCGGACTTATGGGGGTTTCTCTCCAACTAACTTCTACTGGAATAAATTTATTTTTTAATTTATGTCCATCTGGTCTTTTTGCATCTACCCACAATTTATGAAAATGGTTCATTCCATTTGGTGTAGAAACTATAATTAATTTTGTCGTAGTACCAGCTGAAATTGTAGGATACGTTGATGTATAAAATTCTTCTGCCAGATGGCTTGCCAAGAATGCATACTCGTCTAATAACAATAGGTTATAAGAGCCACCACGGATCGCTGTAGACGATGTTGCATCGCACATGACCCTAGAGCCGTTTTCGAGCTTAAAGCTCGTCTTATTCCATTCTACAACTCCTTGTTGAAGAAAATGTGGTAAATTTTCATACGCAAGTTGAAGTTTTGAGAATAATTCTTCTTTTGCAGTTTTTAAACGATTTGCTAGAATTGCTACATTTACACTCTGATTAAAAGTTATATAATGACAAATATAACTGGTTACACATGTAGATTTACCACATTGTCGGGGCCATTTAGAAATTACAAATCTATTTTGATCTATTGCATTTATAAATTTTTTTTGATAAGGATATAAATCAAATGGAACTATACCCTTATCAAGCGTTTTTACTTTTACATACTTTTCACAAAAATATACTGGATCTTTTGCGCATTTTATATATTCTTCAAGTTCTTCTTTAGTATATTGTAATTCAACTCCGGGTAGTTTTAAATTTGGGTTATTTCTATAACCTTGTATATCATTCCCTTTTCTCATTTTCAATCACCTCAGCATCAACAACATCTTTATTGGTGCTTCTTTCTTTATTTAATAAATTTTGCAAATCTTTTGTAGAACCAATAAAAACAGAATTGTTTGTTTGTTTTACTTCTACTTTTGAACTAGTAGTATCTTTTGCTTTTTTATGAACATCTAAAACATTATTATTTAAATCAGACATTGTTTTTAAAAGTATTGCAACAACTTCAAATGCTCTTGGACTGTCTGATTCCGTAGCCACTTTCAATGCAGTTTCTAATGCAATATTTCCAGTTCCTATTAAAGATTTTAAGTTTTCTTGTACTAATTTATAATCTTTTTCAAAATTATTATAATCAAAAGTACCCCCTTGTAAAGTTTTACTTTCACTTGAGGTTTTATTGTCTGGAACTGAAAAAAAATTAGCTAAATTTTTATTAATATTCATCTATTATTCCAAATGTAGCACCCAACCCCTCTATAGAAGCTGATAAACCACTATACGTAGTTGTGGGAACAAGTTTACCAAAAATATATGCTTTTGCTACAAAACTGAAAGAAGCAATATTTATTCTTCTAGTTGAAAAATCACCATCAAATCTCTCACTTAAATTGTTGGGCCCCATTGTAATGGGTATGTTTACATTTTTAATTACTTCATTGAAATCTATTTTAATTATATGATCCGGAACAAAATATGGCATTATCTGCTCCACAATTTGCATCGTATCATCAGTATGTCTAGTATAGATGTATAAATTAAAATTTATATTTATTGGTATTTCATTGGCTACTTGATACCCAGAAGGAACACAAGTTCCAGAACTGCCATCAACTGGACTATATGGATTTAATCTTCCTCTCTTTCTAGAGGAATCTGGAGCAATACCACTTATTATATAACTCATTCTAGGTAATTGGTTTTCAATTCTAGTTCCTTCAGTTATAGAAGAAGGATTTAAATATCTTTGAATAAATTTTTCTTGTGAGGCATATGCAAGGGGTACTCTTATTTCTTTAAAAGTTCCATCATTATTTTTATGCCTAATATCAATATTATTAAATAATGATCCAAAAGCGATCACTATTTTTTTTAAATTTTCACTGTAAGTATACTCAAACATTTTATTCCTTGTTTATTTAATCAAATGGATTATTTATATCAAAATTTAATTCTTCCGCTTCTTCTTGAAGATTATCATTTATTCCAGCGGTAGTTCCTAAAATATTATTTTTAGGAATTGTATAATTTTGTATACTTGAATAGCAAACTCCTGGATTAGAATTACTATAAACAATATATGAAGTATTTCCAGTATAACCAAAAGTTCCAGTTATACCAGACAATTTTATGATATTATTATTACTATAAGAAACTGTGCCTTCGCCCAGTACAGTAATACCAGATTGAAGTTTTACAATGTTTCCAACAGTAAAACTACCAGTACCACCAGCTAATATATACTGACTATCATCTTGAGATATATTATAAACGGTATCAATATTATTATTTTGTGTATTAATTTTTTCATAACTGTATGTAAAGAGTTCCGCAGTTATGACATATGAATATAATTTTCCGAGAGGGTATAATGGATTCTCATGTTCTACAAAATTTATTTCAAATAATGATTTTGAAAGAGGAAAATAAATCAAATCGCCTTCTCTGGGTCTCGAAATAGTAGTGTCATAATTTGAAATTTGTTGTTTAAATCTTCTACGGGCAACTAATAAATTTATTTTATCTTTAATTTCTACACCAAATTGTGTAATAATATCTGTTCCTTCAAATCCCTTATAAGACAAAATATACATTTCTACTGTGTATGTTTTTTCAAATGAAGATGCTGGATCTTCTCCAAAAATTTTATCAATATTAAAATATTTTCTAGGAATATAAAGACAATCTTGACCAGTAGCTTTAATCAATTCAACAGTAACATCCTCAACTAAATCTTGTTCAGAATGTCTATTTGTTAAATTTAAATATGGATTTGTTGCCATTTATCAACCTATGAGTGGATCTACAGGTAGCTCTTGAGTTCTTAGCAAAGTATTTTCAATTTCTGCTAATTCTTTTGTAGCATCAGACATCATTGCGGCGGCATTAATTTGCGCACCGCCCGGTAGAGGAATACCGTTGAATTTTATTAAATTTTGAGCCCATTGTTTTTTTAGTAAAGCAGAAAAATATAATTTAAATACACGATCATTCCATATTTGTGTATATTTTGCAGGATCAATTTTTACATAAGTTTCTAATAAAATATATTTTGTACTTGTTAATTTTGAATAATCTGTTTCCAAAAATAATCTATTTGTTGTTTTCGTGTATGTATATGACATAGGATAATTAAAAATATTATCTACATCGTTTATATAGGACATGGCTTCTATATAAGATGCCAATGGTGCCATCGGGTAACCTGTTTGATTAAAATAAATTCCAAAAAAATCAAATAAAGTCATTTGATATCTTAGATCAAACATATAATCCCCAATTGGATGGCTTGGAGCATAAACTTTACTTACTGTTCGTATATCTTGTGCTGTGGGCCAATATCCAGTGCTACCGTCTGCCAAAGTTTTAATTTGCGATCCTATAGCATTTCCAAATGTAGAAACATCAAAAAATCTTTGAGCTATTTCTTGATCACTGACTTGGTGGGCAAATAAAGCTCTTTGATTAAAATCAAAATGTCTATCATACATATACTCTAAAGCTTCATCCAAACGATCTTCAATCTGTTGGCTGTCTACATTTATTTGTATTACTGGGTGTCCCAGATGCCTTAAAGTATAGTCTATAAATTCTTGTCTGGATGATATGGCCATACAAGTATTTATGAATTTTTATTAGATTTGTTTAAGTTCCGGGAATTCCATTTATAGTTACTTCAACAAATTTTATTTCTTCTGGGTCCAACTTTTCTATTTGTTCTTTTCTTGGATTTTTGATACCGGGATCGTAATTACTAAATCCCGGCATACTTAAAGGACAATTTAGTTTTGGATAATCAAGTTTTGAATATCTTTCGGCGCTTTTTACTAACCAAGTATGTGGAAAATCACCGCAGCCACATTTACCACAATAATTCATTCCTTCAACAAGTTTACTGTTCATTAAAAATTCACATTTTGGTATATCTTTATAACCAAAACAAGAAATTGCTCTTAACTGTTTTGTTTCTAAGTCTATTTTTTTATTGTTAATTCCTCTAGAAGCAATAGACATTGCCAAAGATACAACTTTATCTATCATGATTATACACTCCTATAAATTATTACAACTCCTGCTGGATAAACATAATTTTTTAAAAAAGAATCATATGCCAATAAATTATCATATTTTGAAGAGTTTACTTCTATGGTTATAATTCCAGACGACCCAGTACTAACATAGACATCAGTCCAAGATAATCCCAATAAAGTACATATTAAATACTTTATAGCTTCTGGTGTTCCTTTTTTATCAATATATTCTGATTTTGCTTTTACCGAAAATTGTCTTATATTTGGTAAAACATTGGAAAGTGGAGCTTGAGAAAAATCAGCACCATCAAAATAAAAATCTGCAAAAGCTTCTAAAAATATAGAATTTGAATATAAAGGAACTCTAATATTTTCCCATTCAAGTTGCGCTCCATAACCATAATCAATACTAAAAAGCCAACGTAGATAATTTTTAACAAGTAAAACTACTAAAACATTTTTTGGATCTGATTCATACTTTTTAATAATCCAATAAGGAAAAAGAGAATCTATTGTTAGATCATCGCCAAACCATCTTTTTCCATCAACATCAAAAAAATCAGAATAATATAAAGATTTGGCCTTTTCGACCATTTTTTCTATTTTATAACTTTCACTAACTGGTAAATTATTAAAAAGTAAAATCATAGACTATACTTTACGCTGATTCCTGCTGGTGTTTTATCTGAAAGATATAATAACAATTGATTCTGTAAAGACGTTCCTAATCCAGTAACATAAACTTTAACTTCTCCCAAAAGACTGCTAGTTACAGATATTTTTGTAATATCATCAGTACCGGATATTCCAGAATTTAATATTGCATTTTTATAATCTGCAATCGTAACACATCGCTCTGTAGAAGATGCTTTGAATTTTAATTTTGTTTTTGCCTGAGCTACACTGATTAAATCATAACCACCAGATGGTAATTCAGAGGTACCAAACGAAACATATGATGGAGCGTTTATTGTTGCACTGTTTGCAGAACTACCATTCGATTGTATAGCAGTTATTGTTACTTTATACTGTGTTGTTATATTTTTTGCAGTTGGTATATTTGTTGTTAAAATATAACCTAAATTTCCATTTATAACACAATAATGTTTATTATTTGAAGATGATATTTTTGAAATATTTGAAACTTCCGTCCATGTTTCAGTAGTATTTGTATTAGTATCGGTAACTTTAAATGTTATTGTTTCTGGATCTATTGTGTATGGTATTTCTATAGAATTTGTTGTATAATCATATTCTGTATAAACAACAACATTTCCAGAATAAAGTTTTATTGATTTTGAACTATTACTGTCTATAGATTCTTTATTATAAAAATAAACTTGTGAACCTTTTGTAGTAATTGCAGTGAATGCTGTATATGATTCTAATGTTGTTCCTGCAATTATAAGAGTTCTAGTACAAGCTGCTGTTTTAGTTGGTTCAAGTAATATTGATGAATTGGAAGCGATTCCAAGCAACCCATTTAATGTAGTTGCAGTAGTTGAAAAACTATTTAAATATCCATATTGAGCATAAATTCCATTATATGCCGTAGCTGTAGCAAGTATGTTTATTAACATATTTATGGCGCTAGCTGGATTATCATAATCTAAATCACCAATATCTTCTTGTTGTTTATAAAAATTAATCAAAGAATCTTTAATATCAGTAAAGTCTAAAGAAGCAACATTTAATTTTTTTAAATCATATGCCATTATATTTCTACCTCAATATAACAAGTTGAATCGTTTTGATTTCCTATCTTGTTAGTTGTCGTGTAATCTACTTTGAACTCTAACATAGAATTAGTAAAATTTATCAAAGTTACTTTTGTTTTCAATAAATAATAAATTTTTGATAATATGTCGGCAGCAAGTTTTATTTCAATTTCAGATTTATATATCTGACCATCAAATATATAAGTAAAGTAATCTGAACCGAGTTCTTTATCTGCTGGCAATTCGCCTTTTTGGGTTTTTGCAATGTTTTCTATATACTGGGAAATTGCATTAAATTCCGTAACAAATCCAACATCTTTTTTTGATGAAGATGTTTGTATTTTTTTAAATGTTATTTCAAAATCTTTAATAGCCATCAAAATATTTATATCAGATATAATCTCTTCCAATATCTCCTATTTGTGATAAAGATAGTGATGTTTCATGACTAGATGCAGTACAAACATGTTTGATTCCAACTATGTAATAGTATCCATTCATGATAGAATTTGTTGTCATATAAGGATATCCGCTCGCAGCATTCATATTCAAATAAATCAAATCTCCTAATTTTAAAGAAAAATCTCCAGCAACAGTAACATCTATTTTTTTAGCATATTTTATGGCATCTAAAAATTCTGCTCTGTTTACTGGTGTTTCTTTTGGAGTGTTCCAAAATGTAGCGTTATTTAATCTAAATTTAGCATATGAATCAAACATTGGTCGAATATCTGGACAAGAACAGCTGTAATCTGCAGCCGGAGATCCCCATATGCATCCCTGCCAATCTGCTCCAAGTTTTTCTGTTATTTGTTCACATTCTTTAGAAGGAGAATCAAAAAAAGAATCAACACCTTCAGTATAACTAATATCCATATCAGGTATGCTTGTGGCACCCTTCCACAAAACATATCCACTATAACCAGATGAACCACAAGAACCGGGGGAACCAGTTGTTGCTCCTATTGTTTTTATAAAACCTAATTGTTCTGCTATTGCTTTAATTGTTGGAAATTTTTTAAAACAATCATTAATAGTATTCGGAATTGCGGTCGCACCTCTATTTAAAAATGCATTTGCACACTCATAGGTGCCTTTAGAATTTAAAGGATAAAATGCTTCTTGGGAATAATTTGTCCCATATGTTTTTATTTGTTTAGGTTCTGCTTTTTTTGTATTCATTTTAGTTAAATTAATAATTTTATAATTTTATGGATTTCCAGCAGTTGGTCCAGTTGGGCCAGTATTTCCAATGGCAGTTCCATCACAACATCCATCTACAACATTTTCTACTGTAAAATAATAAACAAAATTTTCTCCGTCAGAATATTTGCAAAGTTTTACTATATGAAATATATCTTCCTCTGGTAACAGATTTGGTGTCTTGGCTCCAACAGGTCTAAAATAAAAACCATCAGGAAGACAAACATCAACCCATCCGGGCGGCAAATATGTTCCAGTTATACCTCTTTCATTTAAATTTATGGCCCAGGTTTCATCCTGAGTGTCTGAAGATTTTAATGAATCGTCTAATAACCATTTTTCTATTTGATGGTAATATGTAAATCCTGTAGAACCAGTTGCTCCGGGTGCTGGAGGAGAAGAACCAGTTGCACCCGATGCTCCAGTTATACCACTATCATAGTAAAGTTTATTCCATTTATAACGATATTTTTTAGCATTGGCTTTTGTTGTTGTGGTAGGCGATACATTATCTATTTCATATTTTTGCAATAAAGCAAAAAAACAATCTTCTCGATTTCCCATACAACACAAAGAATAAAATATAAAATTTTGTAATTCTATATCTCTTATTTTAGTCAATTTATCTTGTGCACTGTTTATTTTTGATTTAAAAGATTCATATCTTATATCTAAAACTTTTGACAAATACATATCAGAAGCAATAGTAACTCCGCTGATATCGGGATAATTTGGATGAATCTCAGTCATATCAAACATATTTTTCCACATGTCTGCAGTATCTACATATGGCATTACACCAGTAAGACCCATCAAAGGTAATTCTGAATAAGGTTTGTCTAAACCAAATTGTTGACCTATATGATTTAAATAATTTTCTGCATTTATTGCATCTAAATCACTATAAAATCCCCAGTGTGAATCATAAACGAGCTGTTCTGCTCCGGGTATGCCCTGTGTTGCACCTGCGCTAGAAATGAGTTCAATGTTATATTTTTCACCTTCATCTTGAAACTGAAATGTTAATGCTTTTACTGAATAATTCGGATCAGCACTTATTCCGCTAGGAACAACATCCAAAAATTTTGGTGTTTTTTTGATATAATAATAATTTTTTGAAACATATTGAAAAGCGGGGTTTGATAAAATAGCATATGCTTTTCTGTATTTTTTACCATCAGGAAGTTTTCTTATAACATCATCACCTTCAAAAACACCAACTCTTCTAAAATCATTATCTACTGTACCATATGAAGGATCGTTAACTGGATCTCTATGAAAATATTTAAAATTAAATTTTCCAGTTAAATCAGTCCAAAAGAAAAAATTTGGTTTTTTATCAACTTCATCTACAGAAAATGAAGCAAGATAATTTAAATATTGAATTGTATCACCAGAAGGATTATGTTCTCTTGTTGATAACGCATTTAAAGGTTTATATAAAACAAAATTTGAAGTTTTATCAACAATTCCAGTAGAAAAACCAGTTTTTGTTACAATTTCTTGAACAAAGGAATCTATTTTTTCTAATACAGGTTTGACGTAAGAGAGATCTTTTATTAATGATGTATTTTGTACTTTTTTATAAACTTCCGTAGTAAAAAATATTCCGATAAAATTTTCTTCAGTATCTGAGGATGCGTTATTTAAATAACTTACAGAAGTAATATTAAAAGTAAAATTTGGATTATTGGATCCATACAAAACTATTGATATTTTTGTTATTTCAAATTGTAAAATTCTAGATACTATATCTTTTTTATCTTGAACTACTAAAACACCATTTGGGAAAACATCATTAATTGTTTCCACCATTTCAATTCTTTCAAATAAACATTCTGTATTTTGTTTTGCAATATCAACAGATTCGCTTCCATCTGAATTTTGTAAAAGAATACTTTTTATATTAGAGTAAGCTGGATTAAAATTTGACTGAGTATTTGGCATTTTTTATTTAAACTTTGCTGTTATAAAAAAACTTTTTGCTTTTCCAAAAAAAGAATTTGTAAAACTTTTTATAGTTTTTGATGAAGTGTTTATAAAAGATTCAACCGTTACATTTGATCCATTATCACCTGTAGTACCATAATTAAAATTTATAGATTCAATTTTATTTGAATCAAATTTAGATTCTCCAGTAGCTGTTATTTTAGATGTTACTGTAAATTTACCATTAGGTTTATCATAAAAATATAAAGTTTTTTCTTTTGAAGTTTTAACTTCTTGTGTATAAAGTAGTTTTTGTATGCTATATGATCCCCCAGAATTTGGATATATTAATACATAAGAATTGCCAGTGACACCAGAAACAAATAAAGTTCCATTTTTTTCTTTTTTGGTAATCATATCACTTGTTCCATAAAATTCATCATCAATTAAAGAAAAAGGACCATCGATGTTAAAATTTCCAACAGAAGAAAATGAAGCCGAATTACCACTATTTGATTGATATGGAAGAATTATACTTCCTCGGGGGAACACATAAGATGTTGTGCCAGAAAGATCTCCCGTCAAAGATATGTCATATTTTCCTTCTTCATTTTTATTAAAAATATTTGCATTTGGTGGTAGTATTTTTAATGGATTTATTTTTTTATTTGCTATAATAAATGACCAAAAACTGTCAGGATTATTATAAATTTTACTAGCCGCTTCAATTAAAGTACTTTTATCATCTAAATCTATAGTATTGGTATTTTCTTTTACTTTTGAAAAATCAATATAAGTAAAAAAATCAGATATAGTAAAGGAACCGATGGTACTTTCAAATTTTGTTTTTGGTAAATTTTCAAAATATTTCATAATATTCTTTAAATTGAATTGGCTGATATTTCTGATTTCGAATAAATTCCACCAGCTCCATAACCATCCGAACCACCGGGAACATATGTTCCTGTTTCAAATTCTGTAAATTGTAAACCTAAAAGTGTTACCGCCGAAGTGCCATTAGGCAACAATCTGATAACTGAATCGGAATTATCGTTTCTTTTTACCATAACAGTATTTAATACACACACTAACGGCGATCCAAGCCAATCTGCTGTAAGATCTCCTTCATCACCAAATCCAGTAGGTGCATTTCCTTTAGTAATTTTCATAGCCCATAAACTTTGGGGATAAGACCTTTCAGGAAGATCTGAAGCTAGTGTTGGATATGATGACTTATTAAAAGATCCAACAATTTGTTCTATTATTTTTGCCTCTTGTACGTTTTTTGGAACTAATACATACTGAAAAAAATATTGTTTTCTTGCTTCTGAAATCATAGACATTTCAGCAATATTACTAAAACGCCTATAAGTTGTAGTGGCAAATACTCTTTCATAATATGACATGGCAGGTGCTGCCATTCTTTCTAATTGTCTTAAGGTTCCACCAATCCCACCACCTGCATTAGCTATAGCTGCTTTCGTTAAAATGGGACCAACCGGATTACTATTGCTTTCACCGAACTCATGTTGAACGATATAACCGGGTTCTTTGGGTAAAGGTAATTTGATATGATTAAAAGCTCTAGATATTACTCCAGCTCTAGTTCTTTGCGTATTTATTAGAGAATAATCAGCAGCATAAAAATTTAACCATAAAGGTTGTTCGGTTGCATAAGATCCCAATGGAAATTGATAGAAGGCCATTTTAAATATTTAGATAAATTACCTAAATATTTTGATGGCATACAAAACTAAATACAAACCCGAAAATAAACAAAAATATGTTGGGGATATTAACAATATAGTTTGTAGGTCTTTGTGGGAAAGATCTGTATGTAAATTTTTAGATCAAAATCAAAATATATTGAAATGGTCTTCCGAAGAAATACAAATACCATATTTGAATCCATTTGATAATAAAATGCACAACTACTATCCAGATTTTTTAGTCCAATTTAAAGATGGAGAATCTTTAAAATGTTGGTTATTGGAAATAAAACCAAAAAAACAAACTTATTTAAAAGAAAATGCTTCGAAGAAAGAAAAAATAACTTGGGGCATCAATCAAGCAAAATGGAATGCTGCAAAAAATTATTGTGATAAAAATAATTTTGAATTTAAAATACTAACAGAAAAAGAACTATTCACAAATGGCTAATCCACAAAACTCAATTTTTGAAATTAAAAATTTTTTTGGTAGGCATCTAGGACTGCAAAGAGACAATAGATATAGTATTATATTTGAAAATTTGCCACCAGAAGTTCCAGTTTTACCTGAACAAGATTTGTATTCAATAACAAGTGCTGCTGGCGCAAGAGGTATCGATGCTATTGCTGACAATCTTGCTGGATATGGACCGGGAAGAATTGTACCTAGATCTCAAAAATTTGTTGGTGGAGTATTACTGACATTTCCAATAACGAATGATAATTTTATTGTAGATTTTTTTAATAAATGGTTTAATTCAATTTATTCTGGTGGAAGAAATGCAAATAATAAACCTTATCTTGTTCAATATTATGACACCCACGTTTATAATGTAAAAATGAGATTAAAAATATTAGATCCGAATGGAAATATAAACAAAACTCTTTTGTTTCATGAAGTGTTTCCAGTCGAATGTATGCCTTTTGAATTTAATATGGCACAAGCAAATGAATATTTAAAATATCAAGTATTGATGAATTATCGTGAATTTACTTTAATTTAAAATGGAATATCAAATGGATTTAGCAAAAGAAATAAACAATTTTTTACCAAAATATAAAACTACATTGCCCTTTTCAAAAAAGGATGTAACGTTCGTACCATTTAAAGTAAAAGATGCAAAAAACATTGCTACTATTTTACAAGAAAATAACAGATATCTTGCTTTTAATGCTATGGTAGATATTTTAAAAAGAAACGTAGAAGGAGTTAATGTTAATGATCTTTGTTTAGCGGATGCAGAATTTTTATTTTTACAAATAAGATCAAAAAGTGTTGATGAAATGTTAAATTTGGTATACAATAAAGAAAAAATACAGATTAATATAT